GAATACTTGACTGACCCGCTAGCGTTGTCGTCAATGAACAACTGCGCACTTAGGGTCGGAGTCGCCGCGCCAACGTAGTTATTGCCCCGGCCATGCCAGAGCCGGTCAATGCCAGAAGTAAAGTTGACGCTCTTGCCGGTCGTGTTCCCTTCCCAGACAACGCGCGTCGCATTGCTGATCGTCACGTTGTTGTTAAGGGTCAGGGCGATGATGTTGCCGCGCGCGATCAGGTCGGGCTTCGTGCCAGAACCATGCTCGCCAATTTGCAGAACCTCTTGCGGGGTTCCTATGCCCTCAATGAAGCACCCTTCCAAAGTAAGCACGTTTTGATTCAGCGGCCAACGCACGGCGACCGCGTTGCCCTCAAACATGACACCACGGCAGTTTGCTCCCGAGACGGTGGCGGTATTTGCGGACAACGCAATCGCTTCTGTATTCAGGTAGCAACTGCGAATATCGACAGCAGAACCCCCGGCCAAGAAAATGCCAATGTCGGTGGTGGCAGAGAAGTAGTACATGGACACCTGATCCAGCACCGTTCCCGCCGACTCGATCAGTTCGACACCCTTGCCCTTAATACCGTTCACATGGCACATCTCCATCCGACCCCAGTAGGAGTCGGTGGCCTTGATACCTGATGCCTTGTCAGCACCCTCGAACCTGATGCCGCTGATCTGCCAACCTGGCGCGCTGGTTATCGTTACCATCGGCAAGCCGCTGGCCGTGGGGAACGACGCCGCATCAATGCGGGTGGACTCCACTCCCTCGCCGTACCAGTTCACGCCAGGCGACCAGTTGACGCCTGCGTTTAAATACCAGTTGCCAGCCGGAAAGAAGATTCCCTTCTTGCCGAGCGAGGCGGCAGCAGCGATTGCGAGGTTGATTTGCGTCGTGACGATGTTGCCGCTGACGGCACCAAAGTCCGTGATGCTCACCAAATCACGCAACTTGCTCTGCACGGTGCGCGACTGTGCGCCAGTGCCAGCTTGCAAAAACCCAACGCCGCTCGAGCCCGAGCTGCTCGCCAGTTGCGTCGCCAGCGCTGACGCGCTACCCGCCACAGGCGCGGTGGCAATCGGCTGGCCGTTGCTGTCGAAGCCCAGCAGCAAATTGGCGCGCGTGGCGATCGCGGGCAGTTCGGTCAATGCCGCCGGGTCGCTCTCCGGCGCGCGCAGCGTGTGGCTGACCGCCTCGGAGATCTGCTGCAGCATCAGCACCGGCGCGTCCTGGTCGGCGTTGAGCGTGTCCGCGGGCAGCGATCCGTTGAACTGGTAGTCGGTCGCGCGCGCAAAGGGCATCGCCCGACGGATGATGACCGTCGCCCCGTTTGCTGGCGCCGCGGTAAAGGTGATCGATCCGGTGGCCGCGCCGACGCCGGTCACCGTGTAGTTGGTCACCACGGCGCCATTGACCAGCACCCGCAGATCAGCGGCCGACAGGATCTTGAACGCGAAAGGGAATACCGTCGTCACACCGTTGCCGGTGGACGAGGTTACGGAAACGGCAGCGGAAACGGTCATCAAGCCCTCGCGCGAGAAAACGCGCGGGGCCGTCAGGACAGGTCGAGTTCGACCTCGTGAACCCCGCCGTTCGGGCGCCAATCGTCCCGCGCGGCACGCGGCAAAATCTGGCCAGATTTGCCCTCCGCCACCCGGCTGCCAATGCGGGCCGGCTCGCTCAAGATCGCGCGCGCCGCGGCGTCCAGGTAGTCGTCGGGCTGCTACCTCACCGCCGGGTTCCAGTCGCGCATCTGCTGGCGCACCGTCGCCTCCACCGACGAATGCGCCCACAGGTAGCCCGAGCGCAGCGGCGGCTCGATCGCCTCCAGAATCGCCCGGTTCTTGTTTCCGCTGGCCGGGGTCTCGCGCACTCCGCAGGGCAGGCGTCGCCGCTTCAGCGCAGCGCGCAGGATGGCCGGCACGTGGCCGCCGATGCCGTTGGTCTCCACGTCCACCCGGCTCAGGTAGAACTGCGCCACCACGTCGCACACCTGGTCGACCTGGCCGCCGTGCAGCGCGCCATCATCATCGGACTCGGCCAGCTCGCCGGTCAATGCGATCGCACGGTGCCAGTACAGGTTACCCGCCTCGTCCTGCAGCACCAGGCACAGCGCGCTGATGTCGCTGTTCAGCTTGCCGCTGGCCGGGTCGAGGCGCAGCGTTGCGCTCATCACCCGCGCGCCGCCCAGCAGCAGGAACGCCTGCCCGTTGACCTCGCGCAGCTCAGGCTCGTCGTCGTACACGATCAGGCTGGCCGGATCCAGCCGCACCTGCGTCACCGGCTTCGAGTGCAGCTGATACTGGCTGTCCCACTCGTTGAGCGTTCGGCACTTGCGCCGGCGCTGCGCCAGCTCGGCGCGGTCGAACCGCTCCGGCCAGGCGCAGCCCGCGTAGCAGTCCAGCACCGTGCCGCGCGGCGCATCGCTCAACCGGATGCCGGCCGCCGTGCGCACGTAGTCCGAACCCTCCTGCAGCAGCCGCGCATGCTTGCCGATGCCCTCGAACACGTACTGCGGCACGAATGGCAGCGCAACGTCCTGCGCTGTCGTCTGCTCCGTCCGGTGCTCCCGCTCGAACAGGCGGATGACCAGCGCATCGGCGCCCGCCTCGATCTGCTCCGCGTACAAACTGTCGTGCGTGTGCGGCGTGCCCACGTACAGCGCCCGCGCCCCGGGCACCGCGATGTGCGTCTGCTCGCCCAGCCTGAAGCGCAGCTTTTCGCGCGCCTCCGGCGTCGTGATGTTGCGCGGCACCTCCACGTCGTCGTTCTGCACCTCGTCGGCGCGCGAGCTTGTCACGTTCGACAGGATGCCCTTGGCGTACATGCTCGCGTTGCGCGCATCGGTGGCGCCCGCCACCCACCACTGCTCCACGTTCGCGTCCGGCCCCAGCAGCTTGCGCGTCAGTGGATGCCGGCGCAGCACCGCCTGCGTGTCGCGGCTCGTCTTGTAGGCCGTGCCATCGTCGGCCGACTGGTGCAGGATCCGGTAGGTCGGGTCGTCGTAGTACCGCCATGCGTTGTAGATCGCCAGCAGCGTGCTCTTGCCTGCCCCGCGAAAGATCATCAGCACCGCCAGCGGCCCGCGCTGCTGCATCCAGTCGCAGGCCCGGTAGTGGAATGCAGGCACCTTCCATCCTCTGAGCTGTGCCCAGATGTGGAAGAACTCGGGGAATGACGCCTTAGTCGTTGGCACGCTTGCCGGGGCGGTTGCGCGGCTGCGGCCCCGCGCCCACCTTTTCCAGAATGTGCGCCACCTCCGAGCGGGCCTGCCTGACCAGCGCCGCCGCCGCGCGCTCGTCCTCCTCGGTGCGGTCGCCCATGCCCTCGCGGTTGCGCAGCATGATGAACTGCTCGATCTTCACCGCCACGGCCATGCTCTTGGCCGCCATGCCCGTCAGGAACCCGCGGTCACCGCGGTCTTCCTTTTCGTCCAGCCCGCGCGTGTGCGCCGCGTTCATCTCCTCGATGGCGTGATCCAGCGCCATGTCCTGCACTTCGCGCAGATCGGCCTCACGGTTCTTTGCCAGCATGCCTATCGCCCTCCCGCCGCACTCAGGTCGGGCGCCCGCGCCGGCAAGGTGTCGGTCGGCTCCCACCAGAAGTCCTGCCCCCAGTCCTTGCGCATCTTCTGCCGCTGGCGCGCCAGATAGCCCGGCGACACCGCCTCCTGCAAATCGTTCAGGAACCAGCGCTCGAGCGCCGTCTTCGCGTACCACAGATTGACGTAAGGCAGATGCCCCCGAACGAAGCGCAGCGCCTCGGCGCCTGCGTGCGTCGGCTTTCCTGCCAGCAGCTCGTCCAGGTTGCCCTTGGTCAGCTCGTACAGATCGGCCGCGCTGCCCGCCGTCGGACCGGCCAGCCGGAACAGCGGATCGGTGCGGCTCAGGCTGTCGCTGGTGTTTTCCAGCAGCACGTCGCCGAAGAATCCCGCCGCCCCGCCTTGCGCAGCCGCCCGCGCCCAGAACTTGGGCTTGGTCATGTCCACCGGATCCTTGCCCGTCACCATCTGCTTGGCCTGAAAAGCCACCGCGCCCAGCGCCGTCAGCGACACACCCAGGGCCGTCATGTAGGCGTAGCGGTTGGCCATCAGCGGCGCACCGTCCAAGCCGTCTGGCACGTCAAGCGCGCGCCGCCAGTGCCGCGAGATCATGGCGATCGGGAAGCTCTTGAACTGCATCACGCTGCGCCACAGCTCGCCGCGCACGGTGCCGCGCTGCTCGCCGCCGGTAGCCCATGCGCGCGTAGCCAGATCCGGGTTGATGACCGCCGTCTGCGACTCGTCCATGATGAGGGACATCAGCTTGGTTTCGACCTCGCCGCCCACTGAATCCGGCGTCAGCAGCTTGTTGCCATTGAAGTCCGTCAACTGCGCCGCGCGCACGATCTGCCAATCCGCCTCCGTCAGCCCTGCCCGCTCCAGCCGCCAGCGGTCGTACTCGGTCAGCTTGGCCCACTCGGTGCCGTGCAGCCGCCCCAGGCCCGCCATCATCGTCATCTGGAACCCTCGGCGCAGGCCGTCCGTCCAGGCATTCAGCAGCGACAGCTTCATCGTGCTGTTGGCCAGCCGGCCGGTCCAGCCCTCGCTGATGTTCTCGCCGGTCCAGCGGTTCAGGCTGCCCATCACGCTCTCGGCAATCATGCCGTGTGCTGCCATGAACTCGCGCGCATCGGCCTGGTTGGCGGTCACCAGATTGCGCATGCTCTCCCAGTACGGCAGCTTGTTGAAGCCCGCCGTGATGAAGTAGGTTCCCACATCGGTCACGCTTGAAAGCAGCGCGCCCGCCAGCTTGCCGGCCGTCTGGATGTTGCGGATCGAGCCGCCCACGGCCGCCAGTTGACCGGTGCCCACCACGCTGCCCGCCGTGCCGTTGACCACCGACCACAGCGTCTCGATGCGCTGGCCGAATACTCGCCGCTCGCCGCCGTCGGCCCGCTGCGCCAGATCGATCTGCAGCCGCATCTGGTTGTTCGGGTTCGGCCCGTACTGCTCCAGCAGCGCAATGTCGCGCGCCTTGCCGGCCACGTGGCCCACCATTGCGTCGTACATGCTGCCGTTGCCGAACTGCGACAGGTATTCGAGGTAGGCCTCGCCGTCGCGGAAGTGCAGCTCGCGCGACTCGCCGCCCCGGTTGGCTCGCGCGCCGTTGCCTGCAAACGCGCCCGGCTCGCGCTTGTTGGCGCCGCCGCTCGAGATCGTCTCCCAGATTGCGCGCAGCATGTCGAGCAGCGCCGCATCGTTCATCGGCGTGCCATCCGGGTTCAGGTAGCGGCTGCGGTCAACGCGCGACAGCATGAAGTTCGACCACGCATCGGCCCCGGCCTTCAGCACGCGCGTCATGTCGTGCGGCTGCGGCAGGTAGCCGTAGTCCAGCTTGCCCACGTCGCCGCCGGCATTGTTGAACCGCTGCCGCAGCGTCTCGATCGTGTCCAGCCATGCCTTGGCGCCGCGCTGCGCCAGTGCGTTTCCCGTTGAACCATCCGCGCCAGCAAACACCTCCAGCGCCAGATCGCGCGACATCAGCGGGTTGTCGGCATCCAGCAGAAACATGGCCGCGCGCCGCAGCACACTTGCGCCCTGCCCGCTGCCGGCCGCGTCAATCGTCTCCAGCATCGTGGCCACGGTCTCGTTCTTCAGTGCATTGGCGCGCTGTTCGGTCTGCTCCAGATCGCGGGCCAGCGCCTGGTGGCGGTTGGCATCACGCATCACGCTCTGGTGCTGATTCAGCCTCTCGGCGGTGGCGGCAGTCTTCAGCACCTGCAACGCCGCGTTGCGTACCTTGCGCTCGGCCTCGGCGCGGATGTCTGCCATCGCGCGCTCGGCAGCCGCCATCGTGCGCTGATCGGCGCTCATTGCGCGCCACGCCGGCAAATCGTCGCGGGCCAGATTGGTCGCCGTGCGGCGCAGGCGGCTCTCGATGTCTGCCAGTTGCGCGTCCGTCAGCTTGCGGCCGGCGGCGGCGGTCAGTTGCTCAACACACTTGGGGGCGATGGCCATGCGTCAGGCTCCAATCGAGCAGGCTGCGGCAACGCGCAGCAGGTTGGCGTCGGCAATCTCGGCGGCGGCCTGCTCCTGCACGGTGCGCAGCGCCTCGTCGGCCGTCATGCGGATGCCGTCGGCCAGCTCCACTTCCATCTGCGGCGCGGTGTCGATCTGCTGCCGGGCGGCCATGACCTCGGGCAGCGCGTCGCCTACCGCCTGCCGCGCGGGTTGAGCCGCTGCGGTTACGCCGTCGGCGGCGGCTTGGGCGCCGTTGGTGCCGCGGGCGGGTTCTGCGCCGCCTTGCGGGCGTTGACCCGGCGCGCTGCCTTCAGCAAGTCTTGCGGATTGTTCGCCATCCATCCACTCCTTGATTGCGCGCATGAACGCTGCGCCGTCGTCACCGTGCTGCTTGGCCAGGTCTTCCACGCGCGCCTCGTCCAGCGCGGCCGCGCGTGCCACCATCGCCACTTCGCCCGGGTCGACCGGCTCGTCAGCGGCGCGCAGATCGTCCGTCGTCGGCCACCAGTCGCGCAGCGCCTCACGTTCGCGCGCCACGTCGACAAGATAGCGCACCATCTCGGTTTCGCGCTTGGTCAAGTTGTTGCCGGCCAGCGCCTTGTTGATGGCCTTCTTCACCTGCGCTTCAGTCAGCCCTTTCGGGCGGTCCGGCCACCATTCCGCGTTCGGAATCCAGGTCGTGCGGCCAATCACCTCCGATCGCCAGTCATTGGCATCGGCGCGAATCATCCGGCCGCCTACCTGCTGCCAGCCGGTTTCCTGCTTCATCCGCAGCAGATCGGCGCGCAGATTCTCGTCGGCCAGCGCCCGCTGCAAGGACAGCGCATCCGCTGGCGGCGGAAACGTCGCATCCGCCATGGGCGCAGGCTCCGCCCCGGGCCGAGCCGCCGCGCCTTCTGTCGCAGGCGTCGCACCTGTCGCAGCCGGTTCGGCAGGCGGCTCAACTCGGCGCGGCACTGGTTCCTCGGCCAGCCGCTCGCGCAGCCGCTCCATCATGCTCACCACCTGCGACGGCACCGCATCGCCTTCGCGCAGGTTCACCACATCGGCAACCTCCACCCGCTCGCCGGCCGCCATCTGCACCTCGGCCCGCTCGCGCGCGGCTGCGTCCACCGCATCGCCCGCCAGATCGCCGGGCCGGGCCAGCGTCTGCGCATCGGCCACCTCGCGCGCCAGCACCACATGGGCGGCGTCCACCTCGTCCTGCGTCGGAACACGCTGCGCCGGTTGATCCGCTGCGGGTTCGGTGCCACCGGCCCGCCCCTGCTCGGCCTGTCGCGCCGCCCGCATGGCCCGCAGGCCGTAGCTGCCAAATCCGAACAGCGCGGCCGCGCCGGTTGCCACCGTCAGCCCCAGCGGGTCAAACGGATCGGTTTGCTCGGCCAGCTTGCTGTAGTCGGCCGCCTTCAGGATCTCGCGCGCCGCCAGGTTCTCGGCCACGTAGGTGCCGGGGCCGCCTGCCGCCACCAGTCCCGCCGTGCGCGCCAGCGTGCTGCCAGCGACCGGGAGCGCCACCGTGACCGCCGCCGCGCCGCCGCGCACTGCCGCAACCTTGGCAGCCGTCCGCACGTCAACGCCCTGCGCGCGCAACTCATCGAACGATGCGCCGCCCTCGCTGAGCGCCGTTCCGCCAGCCGATGCAAGCGGCCCGCCCATCGTGTACGAGGCCGCCGCCTGCGTCACGAAGTCGGTGATCCCGAACACCGCCTGCGCCGCAAAGCCGGTGGTAGCCGGGTCAGGCCGCGTCTGCCGCGCCTGCTGGCGCAATGCGTCGGCCAGGTCGCTCTGCAGCAGCCGGTTGTCCTCGATCCGCTTCAACGCATCGGCCCGCTCGCGCGCCACCGTCTCCGGGTCGCGCCGGTTGATGATCGACGCGCCAAACGGGTCGAACGCGCCGATGATGGTGCCGTAACCCTCGGCCACGTTGGCCTGCGTGGCGCCCACTTTCATGCCGCCGCTGGCCACGCCGCGCGGGGCGGCTGTCAGCAAGCCCGACCAGAAGCCCGGGCTGGGCTCGGGCGGCCGGCCCGGACGGGCCTGCACGTCGTCGAGCGCCCGGTTGGTTGAATCCTGATAGAGTGCGTCAAGCATGCGTCGCCTCTGGCATCACCTCAAATACAGCCCCGGCTTCTGGATCGTTGCCGGCATGGTCGGGCTCGCGCTGCTCGGCTTCATGTCGGCCTGGTGGGAGCATGGAAACGTCGTGTTCAGGCACATGGCGCCGCTGTACTGGAGCCTCGCCGCCATCGCGTTGCTGGTGGTCGTGTACGGGCCGCTCGGCTGGCTCATTGAGCGCTGCCTGAGAAGTCCAGCACCACGCGCCCGCCGGCCGCATCGGTGACAAATCCCGCCCCCGCGCGGATTGCGTAACGGCCCTGGCCGGCGTAGACCAGCCGCGCATCGGGCAGGTTCTTCAGAAAGTCCTCACGACTGACCGGCACCGCGCCGGCGCGCAGCTCGGCCGGCAGCTTGTCCGCCGGGTAGGTTCTCAGGCCGGTGCGCAGATCGCTCTCGCTCCAGCCGTAGGGCAGCGGAACCTGCGAGCCATCGGCTTGCTTGGCAATGCCGCCCGTGGCCAGGCGCACCGCGCGCGAGATGTCCGGCGACTTCTCCGCCGCCAGCCCCAACAGCACGCTGTAGCTGGCGTCGACCATCTGCTGGCGCACCTCGTCGTTCGGGTAATAGGCGTTGCCGATCTCGGCGGCAATGCTGGCCCGCCATCCGGTCTCGCGCGTCTTGTCCTCCTTGATCGCGCCATCGCGCACCGCCTGCTGGCCGCGCAGCACGATCTCGGAGACGTTGCGCCCCTTGGTCGTGCGCGTGTCCGCGTACATCATGGCCAGCGCCAGGCTCGAGTCCTGGCCGTTGATCTGCCGCGCCAGCGCCTGGATCTGGTCGCGGTCGTTGATCGCAGCGCCCAGCGCGCCCAGCGCCGTGGCCTTCTGATCGGGCGGAAGCGGCGCCAGCAGGCGCGTCAGCTGCTCGGCCTCGCCTGCCCGCAGCGGAGATACCGGACGCCCGGCCCATGTTGCCGCCGTGCGCGCCGCGTCCACGCGCTGCGCAATCTGCGGGATCAGGTTGGCCACATCCGTCACTTGCAGCGGCGCCAGCTTCGGCAGCACCCCGTAGTCGTTGGCTGCGCTCAGCGCATCTTTGGCGATCTCCGACTGCACGCTGGCCAGCACCTTCTCGCGGCGCTTGATCTCGGCCTCCAGCGCCGGTGTGCTGCCATCGGCGTTGCCGCGGCTGCGCAGCGCATCGAGCGCGGCCTGCTGGTTCAGCACCGGGGCGGTGGCCGCCGCCACGTTCTGCGGGCCGACGCGGATCATTTCGCGCACCGCGCCCTCGTAGGGCGAGCCCTTCAGCGCCACCAGCAAGCTGTCGGCATACTCGGCCGTGAACGCGCGGCCGCTCTCGAACACGGCGCCGGCCGCATGAAACGTCTGCGCCTGCTCGCGCGCCCGCCGATCCGCCTCGATCTGCGCCCGCTGCTGTTGCCGCAGCACGGCCGAGTCGGCCTGCGCCATCAGCGCGGCACGGCGATCCGGGTCAAGCTCCGGCAGCCAGTCCTTGTTGCGCAGGTTCTTCAGCGCAGCCGCGGGGTCGGCCTGCACCAGATCGGCCGCCTGCCGGAAGCGCACGCGCTCCACAAAGGCCTGTTCCGTCTTCTGCGGATCGATCCCGGCGCGGGCTGCCACGGTCGGCAGGAAGTTGCGCACCGCCACAATGGCCTGATCGGTCTGCGCCCCGCCACGGGCCGCAAACCGCTGCATCTCCTCCAGCCAGCCCGCCGTCCCTTGGGCGATGTCGGCCTTGTCGCGCGCCGTCACCATGCGCGAGACGCCCTGCCGCGCGCGCTCCACGTTGTCCAGCAACGTCGCCTGCACCAGATCGCGGTGCTCCGGGTCAATGCCCTCCACCCCGGAGCGCGACAGCTCCTCGGCGCGCTGCTTGAACAGATCGGCCGCCGTCGTCTTGTCGATCGTCCCGTCGGCCAGACCGGCGCTGATCTCGTCGCCCAGCGCATTCAGGCCGTTCTGCACCCGCGCCGTGGCCGTCAGCGCCTTGACGCGCGCCGCCTCGCGCTGCTGCGCACGGCGCTCCGCTTCGGCCTGGCGCTGCTGGGCCTGTTGCTCGGCGTGCTGCTGCATCACGGCGCGCATGGTTCCTGCGCTCACCTCCTCCACCGCCGCCCCGATGGCCGCGCCGAAGTCCTGCGCCCGCGGCATCACCGCGCGCTGCGGCTCGGCCAGCCGGTTGCCCAGCACCGCGTCGCCATCTGCCAGATTGATCCGCGCCATCACGGCCCCGCGAAAGGATCGCCGCCCTCATAGAACGGCGAATAGTTGTTGACCGTGCGCGCCGGTGTGTCCATCTTCATCCAGCCGCCGGCCAGTTGACCGCCCGCGCGCAGCACCGAAGCCGCCATCGCCTGCCGCCCCGCCAGCCGGGCCATGCGTCCCTGAAACCGCAGCTCGCGCGCCCGCCGCTCACCGGTCAGCAGCGCCATGTAGGCATCCTCGAAGCCTCGCTGCTCGATGTCCTGCGTGGCATCCAGTACCGTGGCCGAGTCGACCGCCACCCCCGCGCCTGCGTAGGCAGCCCGCGCCGCACCGGCCGCGCGCCGCGTCTTCAGCCGCAGCTTGTCGGCCTGCTGCTGGGCCGCATCTCGCTCGGCCACTGCCTGCGCCTCGCTGATCTGCGACTGCGCGCGGCCGGCCTGCATCGACGAATAGCCCTGCACCAGCGAGCCCGCCGCCTGCGTGCCCGCCATGATGAGCATGGGGTTACACATGCGCGCCCTCCATGTCGAACAGCCGGAACGCCCCATGCGGGCCGATCGGCTCCGGGTAGATGCGGAAGCCCAGCCACGCCAGCCAGCGCAGCGCGCGCCGGTGCTCGGCATGCACGATGTTCATCAGCCGGCCATAGTGCGCCCGCATCTGCGCCACCACCGACTGCGACAGCTTGGCCCCCGCCAGCCCCGTGGCCCGGAACTTCTCGGTCGCCACCATCCACACGATGCCGCAGTCGCGCTCGCTCGGGTGCTGCGTCACGCCGAACATCGCCACCGGCTCGCCGTCGGCAAACACCACCCCGGCCACCGGCGCACCGGTGCACGCCTCCATGAACAGCCGCGGCGTGTACGAAAGGCCGCTGGCCTGCATCTCGGCGCGGTCGGCCGCGCTCAGTCGCGCCAGCACGTACTCCACCGAGTCGAACGTCATCGGCCGCACTTGCAGCGTCGTCATGTGTTCACCGTCACCTTTCGCACCACGTTGAGCAGATGAAACGGCAGCGGCGCATCCTGCTCGATCACCAGCTCGGCCTCGCCGCGATCCCATCCCAGCGTCTCCATGCGCTCCAGTCCGATGGTCGTCTCTGGCGCCGCATCCAGCGTTGCCGTGTCCAGCGTGCGGGTCGGGATGATCTGGCCGTTGATCCGGCCGCCAATCGTCTCCAGGAATCGCAGCGTCACCTCGCCAATGCGCATGCTGTTGCCCTGCGCGCTGCCCTCGCCCATCTGCAGCTCGGGCGTCAGCAGCGCCACGCGCGTGGTGAACGGCAGGCCAATGCGTACCGCGCTTACCGCCCGGTCCAGCGTTACCGCGCCGCCGCTGACCGTGTAGCGGCCGGCGTAACTGCCATTGCCCACCACGTCCACCGCGCGGCCCTCGAGGTGCGACAGTCCGCCCCAGGTTGCCGTGGCCGTGCCGCTGCTGGCCACGACTTCCGCGTCCGAGTACGCGGCCGACTGGAACCGCTCCATGTACCGGCGCGTCAGCCCGCCGATCGTTCGGCGCACGATCACCCATGCCGTCTCGTTGCCATCGGTGTCCGGCAGCGTGGCCACCGACTCAAAGGCGTCGCCGCTGCCCGTCGACCGCAGCACCCAGGCCACTACGTTCTCATCCTGCATCTCGTAGGTGCAGATCGCCAGCACGCCATCGGCGCGCAACGCAAACAGCCACGGCTCCGGGCTGCGCTGGAAGGCCAGCTCGCGGATTCCGCTTTCGGTTACATGCTCGGCCAGCGTGGTGATGTCCGGCGCCATGTAATCATCGTTCGTCGCGTTGTAGCTCAGGCCGCGCACCTTGCGCGCGCTGCGCTGCACGAACACTTCCTCGCGGCCCACGCGCACCGGCCGCACCAGCGCGCAGCCATGATTGCTGCGGCTGCGGATCTGCACGTTGGTCGGCGTGATCGGCTTCTCGATGCCGCCCTGAAGCGTGAACTCGCCGCCCAGCGTCAGCGCCACCAGCGTGCGCGCCGAGGCCAGAAACGCGATCGGGTTCACCTCGTCCGATGGAATCGTGAACTGGAACGCATCGTCGTCGGCCACGCCGCGCGCGAAGTTGAAGCGCTCGCCGGTGCGGCTGCCCCAAACCGCCTGCGGAAAGCGCGGGCTGCCCGCTGCCAGAAGCCGCTGCTCCCACAGCGTGCCGGTGCGCGGATAGCCGTCCACCGAATTCCACACCGGGAACTCCAGCGCCCAGGCATCCTGCTGCGCGGCCGCGGTGCCGGTCAGTTGCTGCACCACCACTGCCGCGGCCACCGTGTCCGAGGTCACGCTCGTGATCCGCGCCAGCCCGCCGTTGATGCGCACGTAGGCGCCCACATGCTGCGGGCTTTTCCACGTTGTGCCTGCCGGCTGCACCCGCTGCACCTGCCCCAGCGCCGTGGGCGATGCCGGCGACCCGCCCAGCGCATAGGTGAACTCGTTGGCCGTGGTCACCGTGATCGTGTAGGTGCCATTCCACTCCGGAACATCCACGCCGCTGATGACCACGCTGTCCGCCGTTGCGTAGCCGTGCGCCGTCACCTGCGCCGTGGCCGTGCCGCCGGCCCAGCTCAGGCCAATGATGGTCTTGGCCGCCGCCAGCGTCGTGGTGCCCGCCGTCAGCGTGATGTTCGATCCCACCGGCCCGGTGGCCGAAGGCGTGACCGAGCACTTCGGCGACTCGCCGATCGTCCAGGCGTTGGCCGCCAGCGTGGTTGACGCAAACGCCCGGGTGATGCTCACCGTCACTTGCGTGGTGCTGGTGAATGCCGTCACCGTCGCCAGGCCCGAGCCCGACTCGATGGGCCGGCCCACGTCCGACTGCTTGAATCGCGCCGAGGCCGCCGTCAGCGTCCGGCCGGTGCCCACGGTCGCCGCGCTCAGCGTGCCCACCACGTCGATGCGCTCGCCGATCTCGTCGGCTGGCTGCTCCACCAGCGGCGCCGCCTCCAGCAGCCAGTTGGTTTCGCCGTAGCGCACCAGCCGCTGCGGCGCGATCGACTCGTGCCACAGGATCATCGTGTCTGCGCCCTGCGTGTAGTCCAGCTCGCGCGCCTGCGCCGAGGTGTACGGCGTCGTCACCACATACGGCACGCCCGGGGAGGTTTCCACCAGCGTCCCGTCCGCGCGCCAGATGCGCATGCCCAGATTGCCGAACTCCAGCATGTACGCCGTGCTGCGGTTGAACACGAACGGCAGCAGCCGCCCCTGCACCGCCATGTCGCGCGTTTGCCCCAGGTAGCGCGTGCCCCAGTCCCGGATCACGCCCCCCTGCAGCAGCACCCGGCCGTTGCGGATCGCCTTGGCCCCGTTCTGGTAGCGCGCCACATCCACGCGGCCGTACAGCCGCGGCGACAGCTCGCCCGCGGTGAAGTTCGATTGCAGCAGCGTGACGCGCGGCATCTCAGTACCGCGCCCCGGTCTGGCGCCAGGTGCCGAACGTCTCCGGCGGCTCGTCCTGCCCGTCCTGCGCCTTGGCGCGCTTGAACGACAGCTCGGCGCGCTGCATCCATGAATCGGCCAGACTCGACGACTGCGTGATCGCGTAGGCCATCGCTGCCGCCATGCGGTCGATGGCCACCTTCACCAGCGCCGTATCCCAGCTCGAGCAGTCCGCGTTCAGGAACACGTACACCAGCGGCAGCGCATCGGTGTCTGCCAGCAGATAGCGGCCCTCGTGTCGGAAGTCCAGCGGCACGCCATTTTCGCCAACCTGCAACGTGCGCAGCCAGTCTTCCGGCAGCAGGAAGCGCGCTGAAAAGTCGAACTCCGGCGCCGTTGCGTCAGGCGCCAAGACTCTCCGCTTCACGGCGCAATTCCACGGATGCGCTCGCAGCAAATCGTCGCGCACCTGTGGCCACAGATTCGCCGCCAGCGTCACCCGGTCGGCGTTCCCCTCCGACGGCGCCGTCAGAGAGCTGATTGGTTTGGCGCCCAGCAGCAGCAACGCGTTGCTGCAGATTTCCACGTCCGACGCCATTCGATCCCCTCAACAGAAAACCGGCCGCGCGAGGCGGCCGGGGTTCTTCAACAGCGGCCAGCAGGCCTGCCATGAGGCAGTCTTACTGGTTGGTCACGTAGAACAGGCACAGCACGAACGTCTGGCTCGCCGCGATGTTCGCGCCGGCGCAGGTGCTGCGAAGCTCCGACGTGTCGGTCGCGGCACCCGGGGATGCCACCGTCACGGCGAAGTTGTTCGCCAGCACGCCCAGCGCGTTGGTCACCGGCGGGTTGATGGCCGTGTTCGCGGCCGTGGCCACCGACGTTGCTGCCAGATACCGCGCGGCGCTGACCGGATCGCCCAGGTTCAGCGTCGAGGACGCCGTACCGGCCGAGCAGGTCAGGTAGCCGAACAGCACGCGAGCGCCCAGCGGCAGGAAGCCCCACGAGATGTACTCGCCGATGGCCACACCACCCGAAGCCGGGTTGGTGTAGGTCGCGAAAAACACGTTGAGCTCGCCGCCGTACTGATTGGCCGGCACCAGCGTCTGAGACGCCGAAGCGCGGGCCGCCGAGATGGATGCGTTTTGGTTTGCCATGTCTGCAGCTCCTTAGTTGTCGAGGACTTCGACAGCGACGACCTTCTCTTCCTCGACGCGCACCGCACCGATGCTCATCTTGGCGTAGACGCGCGCCGCGAAACCCTTGGTCGGGTCTTCACCCACCTTGGTGACGATGTTGTCGCCGATGCCCAGCGCAACGCCGGTCTTGGCATACGCGAAGCACGTGCGGGTTGTGCCGGTGATCGGCAGGCGCTCGGACGGGATCCACGTGAAGCCCATCCACTTGCCGCGCAGCGAGCCGGCCTGGATCATCTGCACCGCCTGGAAGTCCGCGCTGGTCAGCTGCGTGTCCGACAGCACATCGGCCAGCGCCGAGGCGTTGTAGACGAAGTACAGCTCTTCGCCGTTTTCCTCGTCGGCCTCCGCGCGGCGGAACAACCGCTTGGCCTGGAAGATCTTGCTCTTGGTCAGGCCGGTGCCGCCCACGAGAATCCGCTGCGCTGCCGGAAAGGCCACGGTCGCCGTGCCGCCGCCGATGGTCGTCGGCGCGGTGCGGGCAGCGCCCAGCGCCGCGTCGATGATGACCTGATCCTTGGCGCGGTTCAGGCCGCTGACCATTGCTTTCAGGTAATCGCTGGTCGGATCGGCCAGCATGCGGATCTTGTCCTGGTCGTCGATGATGTCGCCGTCCTGCCAGTCGAACAGGTCGATGAACCGCGTCGAGTGCGGCTGATCGTTGATCGGCGTGTCGTCGTGACGATTGATGCGGCGCTGCGCGGTGCGCAGGCCCAGGCGGTTGATCGACTTGCTCATGCCGCGGATGTTCGACTCGACCGTGACGGTCGACTCGAGGCGAGACGGCATCTGCTGCGCAACGTGGCGGAAGTTGTCCGCGAACTGCTGCGCAAACGCTTCAGTGATGAACTGAGACATGCGAAGCTCCTGAGAGAAAGGGTTGGATTCGTTCGCCTTGGTCTCAGGGTGTCCGCCATTGGCGGGCCTGCGGATTCATCAGCCGCGGCGCGCACCGGCTACCGTGCGGGCTGGCTGGGCTGTTACCGGGTGACCGCGCGCCACTGCGGGCCGGTGAAGTCGGCGCAGTGTCTTGCGCATGCAGTGGCAAAATCTGGCCAGATTGATCGTGCGGCCATGAAAAAGGCCCGGCCACCGCAAGGCAGCCGGGCCACGAGTGCGCCCCGTCAAGGGCGTGGCAACGTCCGTTCAGGCCGTCAGCGTGCGCGCCACCTTGGGCTGCTTGCCGTAGCGGCGCTCGTACAGCGCCTTCTGCTTCTCGATCAGTCGCGCATGCTCCGGATGGCTGCGGTCCAGGAAGCCAGGATGCGCCTTGATCTGCGCCATCTGCTCATCCCAGCCGCTGGCCGCCGGCGTACCCGGCAAAATCGGCGCGGTGTCCTCGGCCAGCGCCGAGCCCACCTTGGCCAGCAGCCGCAGCATGGCCGGGCTGGCATCAATGGCCGCGCGATCCGCGTCTGACAGCTCGGCGCCGAACTCGCTCACCGCCTTGTACGCATGCCTCGCCTGCGTGTTGAACTCGGCCTCGGTGCGCCACACGGCGCGCAGCTCGCTAACCGCCTTCTCTGCCGACGGCGCTGCCGCCTGCTGGCGCTGGGCGAATTCCGCCAGCACGTAGCCCACCTGCTCGTTGGTCATGCCCTTGGCGTGCGCCCCCTTGAGGAACGACTTGTACAGCGGGTCCGCCGCCAGCGCCTCCGCGCTCAGGCCGGCAGGCACCTCCGGCTTGTAGTCCTCCGGGCTGGGCGGCGGCGCGTCGCCCTTGCCCAGCCGCTGCTCCAGATGGTGGTGGCCCTGCTGCCACTTCGTCAGGCTCGCATCCATGTCCAGCGAGCCGTCGGCCTTTGTCACCCGGTACTTTTCCGGGATCGGGTGAGTGCCCGCCGCTGCGCCCGGTTGAGCGCCGGCTGCGCCTCCTGCGCCAGCCGTGCCAGACGCGCCGTTCGCCACCACAGCGCCAGCCGCACCAGCGGATGCTGCTGCGCCAGCGGCAAGGACGCCCCCGCCCACCGCCCCACCGGCCCCAGGCTGACCGGCTTGGGCTGCCCCACCAGCGGCGCCCGCGTTGCCGCCCACGCCAGCACCAGCGCCAGCTGCTGCTGCCGCACCGCCGCCCGCAGCGCCGTCGCTGCCCGCCGCATCCATGACCACATGGCGATCACCTTTCATCGTTGCCCTCGTCGTTGAGTGTCGGAACCCCGTGCGCCGCGTTGATGCGGCCGAGGATGAAATTGACCACGCGGTTCTGGCCCGCGCGGTAGCACGTCTCGCGGTCGCCCTCGAGGCCGCCGCGAACGTAGGGATTGCCGCCGAATCTCGCCACCAGGTCCTCGAGCACCTGCGCGCCCTCGGCGTGCTGCTCGAAGACGCGCAGGTAGGCGGCAGCGTCAACCTGCTGGGCAGGCATCAGCGCAGCGTGTCGACGGCCAGCGTGTACGTAAATGCGCCCGCGCCCGAATGCAACACGCGCACCCGAATGCCATCCAGCGGCGCATCGCTGATCGCCACGTTGGCAACTGGCGTGATGTCCGGGTGAATCGTCAGCGCCTGCACGCCCGCTGCGGCGCTGGCCACCGCGGCCGCGATCTGGCGCCATACGGGCGTTGCCGCGCCACCCGTCACAGCAGAGGGCGGGCCGATGTTCTCCTCGACCACCAGTTGCACCGTGTCGATTCCAGGCACCGCAGTGACGTTGAGCACCGCCTTGACGCCAAGGTCGCCAAGACGCCGGAACGGCTCGCTGGCAAACGTGGCCGTCTGGCCAGTCAGGGAATGGAACATCATGGTGACTCTCCTATGCGCGCGCCATGCGCTGCGCCGTTGCGTCGATCATTGCCGTGGCCGCCTGCTGCTGCATTGCCTGCTGCTGCTGCGCCTGCACTGCCCTGTTGCGCTCGTCGCGCATTTGCGCCACGTCGCGCGCGTCGCGCAGCAGCTTCAGCGGCACGCCCAGCAGCTTTGCCTTTTCACGCTTGGCCGCGTCCCAGTCGTACAGGTCGAGCGCATCCGGCCGCAGCTGTGCCGAGGCCATCAGGTCGGCCTCGTAGCGGTCCATCGCGTTGACCTCCTCCAGCTTCTGGCTGCGCGCCAGCGGGCTGATGTACTGGATCGAGGCGGCACGCGTGCGCAGTTCGTCCGGCATCTGGCCCAACGCGCCCTCGCGCAACGCCAGCCCGAAGCAGCGCGCCACCATCGGCTGCAGCCACTCGGCCTGCAACCGACCGAACCGCGGCCCCAGCAACTGCCGCAGCAGCGCCATGCGGCCCAGCCATTCGGTCGCCGTCATGCGCGGATCCTGCGGCGGCTGCAGCTGGTCAGCCATCAGCGTGCGCCGGATCGCGCCCTGCAGATCGGCCTTCTTGGTGAAGCTCACATTGAAGTCGGCGCCGGTCAGCAGCGGCTTCATGCTGTCGACCGAGTTGGCCACGATCACCTTGCGCGGCCCCACCTTGACGGTGCGCGGGTTCAGCACTCCGTCGTCCTCGGCGATCCACATGCCGGAGACGGCCAGATCCACCGCCGCGTTCTCGCTGAACACCAGGTCGTTTAACTGCTTGATGTCCGGCAGCGCATCGAACACCGGGCCGATCGCGTAAGACGAGTTCGGCAGCAGCGACCAGCGCGGCACGATCACCGGCATCTCGTGGTAGCCCGACTCGCGCACCAGCTTCTTGCTGTCCGCCTCCCAGGTGCACGAGGCGATCGGCAGGTTGTTCGCAAACCGGTTGCCCGGGCGGCGGTCGCGCCGCGGGTAGATCAGCCACCGCAGCTTCACCCGCTCGTCGGGCTTGTCCTGCGCCAGCTTGCGCACGGTCTCGGACACCATGTCCTCGCCAAACGCATTGACGCACTGCTCGGCGGTCAGCTCATAGCAGCGCAGCACCACGTCCACCATTCCGCCCGGCTTGGTGCTGGCCACGTACACGCCACCCACCGGCCACCACTCGAACGACAGCCCGCCCGCGTCGCGGTCGGTGTCGATGTACAGCGCGCCCCAGCCGCAGCCGATGACGTCGGTCATCATCTCCGGCGCCGTGGCGTCGAAGTTGGCCTGGTGGATGTTCTCCCACACCACGGTCGCAGCCTTGTCCAGCCACGCCTCGGCCTCCTCGCTCACGCCCGGCGCATTCAGGCCGAACCAGCGCGCATTCGCCGGCGTCATGCCGCCGATCGTGCCCGCCACCAGCACGTTGCCCGAGTCGGTGCTCGTGCTGTCCAGCAGATCCGCCCGCTTGCGCTGCCCGGTCTGCGCGTCGATGGTGTCGCCCGCGAGCCCGTGCGAACGCAGCGGCCAGCTGTGATCGAAGCACTCCTTGAACGTGTCCTCGTGCGGCTGCCTGGCGCTGATGAGCGCCGAGGCCTGACGTTCGAGGATGTCGACTTGTGCAGCCAACTCAGCCGCCCAGCGCCTGCTTGCCGTAGGTCAGCGTCGAGGCCGACGCGGTCGCCGACGGCGCCACCGGTTGCGACTCAGCCCCGGCAGCCAGGAACGACTGCCCGCGCATGCGGCGGCGCTGCTCGGCCCGGGCGGTCTGCGCATCCTGCGCGGCCTTAGCCTCCGCAGCCTTGCGCTCCTCCTCGGCACGGCGCAGCGAATCGGCCTGCTCCGAGGCCGCCTTGCGCTGCTGGTTGCCCGTAATCACGGTGGCGGCAGTGCCGGCCACGCCGGCCGCAATCAAGGCTGAGACGGGATCACACATCACCAGTTCCTGTTCGCGCCCTTGGTTTCGTACGAGCACGGCGGAACGACGCAGCCGTGTTCGGTCTCGAACGGGCGCCGATGCACCTTGCCCTGGTAGGTGACGCTGCCGTCCTCGTTGATCGTCAGGCCTGGGGTACGGCTGTCGGGCGCATCCGCTGAGCCCGGCGCCTCGGCCTGCACGGCCTCAGCATCCGGCGCAACGTCCGCAGCATCGGGAATGGTGGCCTCGCCTCCGGGGCGGCGGCGTTTCGGTGCGTCCATGCGATCCTCGAATCGAGATGACGCGCCGGACACTACGGCGAGCGCTGCGGCAGAATCTGGCCAGAATGCTGCGCGCCCGGGATCACGCGCGCCAGTCGTGCGTCGAGATCATCGGCGCCGCCTCCCGCGGCAGTTGCGTCACGGTCGACCACAGCCTCAGCAACCGCTCACCCGCCGAGTGTCGCGGCTCGCACAGCCGGTTGCTCCAGTTGCGCACCGAGCTGCGGCAGATCCCGGTGTGCCGTGAAATGTCCTCGGCCGACAGTTCCGCCCGCTTCAGGCCCGCGATCACCGCCAGCCAGTCAACGCGCATCTCGGCTTGGCGGATAGGCGGCACGGCCTTGGTCACGTCAGCACCTCCACGGCTTTCATCGCTTCTTCGACCGTCTCGACCACGGTCGCGGCACCCCGCCAGCCGTGCAGCCAGCGCAGCTCGTCACCCGTCAGATCGCGCGCGCTAGGCGACTTTGATCCGTCCTTGACCTCGAGCAGGTAGTTCCGCCCCGCCCGGCCGACCAGCAGATCCGGCACGCCGTTCCCGACCGAGGCCAACGATTGCACCGTGCAGCCGCATTTGCGCAGCGCAGCCACAATTTCGGCCTGATTCGCGTCAACCCTTGCCGCCCGTCTCATGCAACCTCCGGGCAACGTCGATCATCTCCGGGTGCGTCCGTGCCACATGCGCTTTCATGGCGTCCCGTGCTTCCTTGGGGGCGCTGAGGATCAACCGGCGCACGCAGGCGGCACAGGTCAGCAGGTACAGGCCGGATTGGCGTGCGCACGCTTCGCATGTCACACCTCCTCCAACGCGCGCGCGCGCGAGTCGGCCTGGATCGCCTCACGCTCAAGCCTCGCCTCGCGCTGGCTCTCGGTTTCCATGTCGCCGACAATCGCGCCGATCCGCATCGCGCCCATTGCGGCACGGATCGCCTGCG